GAGCAGACCTATGTAGATGGGTTGGACTTGCTGGGTCTACAACTTGAAGAAAGGACGGAGCCTTGGAATGGGGCGTGTGGGGTCTACCACCCAATGCTGACGGAAGCAGCGATTAAGTTCCAAGCGGAGATGATTGCAGAGACATTCCCGGCGCAAGGTCCGGTGAAGACCAAGATTGTGGGTAAGGAAACCCGAGAGAATGAGGAGGCCGCTGCACGTGTTGCAGAGGATATGAACTACCAGCTGACTGAAAAGATGCAGGAGTTTCGACCAGAGCACGAAAAGATGTTGTGGAGTCTCTCCCTTGCTGGTGCTGCGTTCAAAAAGGTCTACTTCGACCCCTCCCTCAATAGACAAGTCAGTATGTTTGTACCGGCAGAAGACTTGTACATCCCCTATGGGGCCAGCGATGCGCGAACCGCGCCACGAGTCACGCACTTGATGCGTAAAACCGAGAATGAAGTCAGAAAACTGCAGTATGCAGGCTTTTATCGGGATGTAGACCTTGGCGAACCAAGTAAAGATTTGGATGAAATCCAGTCTCGAAAAGATGAAGCTGATGGTTTTAGTGCTATCAACGATGATCGCTTCCGTTTATTAGAAATTCATACCGAATTAGACCTTGAAGGGTTTGAAGATATTGATGCGGATACAGGCGAAGAGACGGGAATTGCTCTGCCTTTTGTTGTTACGGTAGAGAAAAGTACCCAGAAAATCCTCTCAATTCGTCGTAATTGGGACGAATATGACCCTCTCAAACGGGCAAAACAGCACTTCGTGCAATACACCTATATACCGGGGTTTGGAGCCTATGGATATGGTCTGATTCACTTGGTGGGTGGGTTTGCGAAGAGTGCTACCAGTATTGTCCGTCAGCTGATTGATGCAGGCACGCTCTCAAACCTTCCCGGTGGACTCAAAACCAAGGGAATGCGCGTCAAGGGGGATGATACTCCCATCATGCCGGGTGAATGGAGAGATGTAGACGTAGCGAGTGGGACTGTGCGGGACAACATCATGCCCCTGCCATACAAGGAGCCCAGTGCTACGCTGTTCCAACTGCTCCAGAACGTAGTCGAAGAGGGCCGTAGGCTGGCGGCGGTAGCTGACGTAAAGTTTGACTCCATGAGTGGTGAGGCCCCTGTCGGTACGACACTGGCTATTTTGGAGCGGACGCTCAAGGTCATGAGTGCTGTGCAGGCGCGGGTCCACTATGCGATGGCGCAGGAGTTCAAGCTCATTGCTCATCTTATCAAGGAGTACACCGCCCCTGAGTATGAGTACAACCCAGACTATGGAGTAGGGCCGGAGGCTAAGAAAGCGGACTATGAAGTAGTTGAGGTATTGCCCGTCTCTGATCCCAATGCAGCGACAATGGCGCAGAGGATCATTCAGTATCAAGCCGCTATTCAATTAGCACAACAATCACCGCAGATTTATGACCTCCCGGTACTCCACAGACAGATGTTGGAGGTAATGGGCATCAAGGACGCCGATAAGATCGTCAAGACGGATGATGATCTGGTGCCCACTGATCCTGTCACTGAGAACATGGCGATTATCAATCAGGAGCCGGTGAAAGCCTTTATCGAACAGGACCACGCGGCACATTTAGCGGTACATCAGTCAGCCATGCAAGACCCGAAGGTTGCTCAGGCAATCGGCCAAAACCCTCAAGCGCAAGCCATCATGCAAGCAGCACAGGCACATATCGCAGAGCATGTAGCGTTCCAATATAGAAGAGAAGTGGAAGCCCAGCTGGGTATGCCTCTGCCTGATCCAGAGCAGAAACTGGATGCAGAAACGGAAAGGCAGCTAAGCGTTATCTCCGCACAGGCGGCAACGCAAGCCCTTCAGAGGAATCAAGCCGAATCACAGGCGCAGATTGCTCAGCAACAACAGCAAGACCCCATCATTCAGATGCAGATGCAAGAGCTTCAGCTTAAACAGCAGGAAGTGCAGCAGAAGTATCAGATTGAGATGGCAAAGCTGCAGAACGAGATGCAGATAGCCATGATGAATAATGAGAACAAACTCATGATTCAGGGCGAGAAGGATAAGACAGCCAATGCTATGAAGAGCGTCGATATTGGCTACAAAGTGGCTGAGAAGATGTATGGTGCTGAAGAAAAGGCGGGAGATAGAGCCTTTGGCGCAGAAGAGAAGGAAAGAGAGCGGGCATTCAATACCGCACAATCCGAGCGCCAAGCACCGCCAGAAGGCGGTAGGGGGAAACTTTAACTACGCGGCAGGCGGCAAAATAGAATCTACGCTAGATAAAGTAAATCGTTATTCTCGTAAAGGGCAACGCGCTGTCGCTGATTTAATTGGACAAGGTGAACAAGTCACGTATGCAAACCAGCTATCCGATCAGTATTTTCCTAATGAAGAGGAAGATGGACGCGGCGATGCTTTACGGCATTTACTATGGCAAGGAGCCGTTGCTCAAGAGCAAGGGAATATACCAGCAGCGCTAGCAGGATACGGGCATGAATTTGGATTGAACAATGATGCTGCAACAGAAATGGATTTAGCCAATAATGAACTAGGACGTAGGCTAGGAGCGGAAACAAAGACAAGAGACGAATTGCTTAAAGCCTCTCTCGCTGCTATAGAAGCAGGACAAGCTAAGATTATTAGTAAACCAAGGAAGCCTAAATGAACGCACTAGAGTTGGCAATAAAAGAGTTCGACGACATGATCGAAATGCGTAAGAACGCATTGGCGAAAGGTCATGCTAAAGATTATGCTGAATATCAGCATATTGCGGGAGTTATTACGGGTCTGGCTACCGCAAATGAAAGACTGAAAGACCTGCTCAAGTATCAAGAGGAAATGTAATGGAAAACGCCGCACTGTCTGCAGCTAACATTGATGTAGACAAGACAAAGGAAACGAGCGAAAGCTTGGCAACACAACTACCTGATCCTGTTGGCTATAAAATCCTTGTGGTTAAGCCTGAAATCGAAGAAAAGACGGAAGGAGGCATTCTCAAGCCTAAAGATTTTCTTCGCAGAGAAGAAGCTGGAGCCGTAGTCGGTTTTGTGTTGAAAGTAGGCGACTTGGCTTACAGGGATGAAGAAAAATTTCCCACGGGGCCGTGGTGCAAGGAAGGTGACTTTGTGTTGATTGGGGCTTATCGAGGCTCTCGTTTCAGCGTAAATGGAAAGGAATTTGTCATGATAAATGACGATATGGTGGAAGGTGTTGTGGCTGATCCTAGAGGGATCAATCGCGCTTATTAAACTTGAGGACTAACTCATGCAAACAGAAAAAATTGGTGATGATCTTGAGGTAGGTGTCGAACTGCCTGAAGTCGAGGTAGAAATTGTTGACGATACTCCTGAAGAAGACAAAGGCCGAGAACCGCTTAAAGCGGAGAAGGACGAGCAGGAGGACGAATTAGAGAACTACTCTGAGAAGGTGCAGAAGCGCATCAATCAGTTAAATCATCGCTACCACGATGAACGTAGGGCGAAAGAAGTATTGGTTAGGCAAAACGAAGAAGCTATCCGTCTTGCCCGGACTGTCTATGAAGAAAACGAGCGGCTGAAGCAGACGCTCAGCTGGGGCCAGCAGGAATATGCTCGTGAAGCAGAAGCCAAGATCGAATACGCTCAGAAGCTGGCCGAAGATAAATATCGTAAAGCCTACGAAACGGGCGATACCGATGGAGTATTGGAAGCACAGAGAGAACTGAACGAATCTGCCATACAAAAAGCGCAGCTTCAAAATCAGATTGCAACTGCTGTACAACAAACTTCTTTACAACAGCAAAACAATCAGGTATATAGTGCCCCTGAACAGCAGTATTATGAGCAGCCTGCACCGCCGCCTCGTGATTCCCGCGCAGAAGAGTGGGCATCGCGCAACCCTTGGTTCGGAAAGGATGAGGAAATGACCTCATTTGCCTATGGGCTGCATCAGAAACTTGTAAATAACGGTATTGATCCGACTTCCGATGAATATTATCAGAAGATCGACAGCCGCATCCGAGAAGTTTTCCCGCAAAACTTCCAAAAGTCACGGAAATCGTCAACCGTGGCTCCCGCTTCCAGAAGCACTGGTAGCAAGAAAGTGACGCTAACCGCCAGTCAAGTGGCAATCGCAAAACGTCTTGGTGTGCCGTTAGAAACTTATGCCAAGTATGCAGCAAAGGAGATGAACAATGCCTAATCCAGTTGGAAGACCCCCACGCTCAATGGAAACACGGGAAAAAGAAATGCGTCAGGTTTCTTGGAAGCCTGCTTCGGACCTCCCTGTGCCTGAACCGCAAGACGGATATGTATTCCATTGGAAACGCGCATCAATGATGGGTGAAGCGGACCATCGCAATATGGCGCAAGCCAGACGCGAAGGATGGGAACCCTGTAAGGCAGAAGATCATCCAGAATTTGCGAATGATTTGGTAGCTTTCGGGCTCCAAGCCACTGGATTGATTGAAATTGGTGGATTGGTTCTGTGTAAATCTACGGTAGAAAATGCCGCTGCGCGTAAAGCGTACTATGAAAACCAGACCCAATCCGGTATGCAGTCGGTTGACAACAACTTCCTGCGTGAAAGTGATCCTAGGATGCCTCTCTTTTCCGAGAAGCAGTCTAAAGTGTCTTTTGGTCGCGGTGCCTAAATAAAAATAGGGCCGCACAGTAAACTTTTAGGAGTTAATTATGGCTTATCCTGCTGTTGGTGGCCCTTATGGGCTTTTGCCGATCAATCTGGTCGGCGGGCAAGTATATGCTGGTGCAACTCGGTCTTTGCCGATTGCCTCTGCCTATGCTAAAAACATTGGTTTCGGTGATACCGTTTCCATCATCTCTACTGGCTATATCAACCGTGTAGATTCTTCTACGGGTGCAGCGAGTACCTTCCCGATCCGTCCGGTCGGTATCTTCTTGGGTTGCTCTTACACTGACCCGACTCTGAAGTACAAGGTCTTTAAGCAGTATTGGCCTTCTGGAACCGTGGCTTCTGATGCAGTAGCAATTATTGCTGACGATCCCGATATTCTGATGAAGGTGGCCGTTGTCAACAATAGCGCTGCTGTTGTGACTTCTAGTGGTCTGACTCTAGCCAATATCGGTGAAAATGTTGGTTACTATCTGAAGGCCGATACCGGTATTTGGGTAGATGGTGTGAACACCGCAACTGGCAATAGCACTCTGGCTATTGATAAAAATACTCTTGGCACGACCAATTCTTTGCCGTTCCGCATTGTCGATACGATCAAAGAAACGGCTCTGTCCGATGGTACTTTCTGTGAGGCTATCGTTGCATTCAATGCTCCGTACACCTCCATCTCTCAGTTGGCTACCTCTCCGTTCACTGTCACTGCGGCAGTAGCTGGTGGTCATCAGTACCGTAACCCTACTGGCGTTTAAGGAGTAATAATCAATGGCTGCTATTTCACGCGCTCAACTACTT